TTCTCAGCTTTGGTGAAGTCTTGTGGCATTTTATCCTGGCACTCCTTTGAGCAAAATGTTAAGTATTCACCCTCTGGCCTATCAAAGCTTGCTGGAATACTCCTGCCGTACCAGTTTGCTTCTCTTGAACATACGGGACATTGCTCCATAGGTAGTTCTCCACATTGAGGTATTTACCATTCTGCTTCACAATGATAGCAGATGGAATTTTTAGGCTTTTAGAAAATACGAGTGCTTGTTTTGCGTTCTTCGGGAGTGGCATCTTGCTACGCGCCGACCACCATCTCTCTGCGCGGGAGATGTTAATCTCGAAGTGGATGAACTCTGATACACTCAAGAGGCCGCATTGGTAGGTAACGCGCATACAGGGTGGTCGGTCCTCCTTCTGGTGCAATCCGTATTTTACTGAGTCAACACGGAGTTCTTGAGGTGCTGAGGGTTGACCAGAAATAACAGCCAAAGTGGATGCTCTACTATCAAATTTTGGCTTATCGTTAATTGGAAAAACATAATTGCAATCAGGGCATTCTCTAAAACCCGCGAATATCATGGAGGAGCAATTCGGGCACTCCTTAACGGGAGCCTCGCCACTCCCCTTGCCCTTCTGTTGAATTTGAAGGCGGTCTACGGGGCCATGATAAGCAATATTGTTAGCGAAATCTCCAATGAGGCATGAAGCTTTGTCAGGGTGCAATCTCATGCCGCGTCCCAAAATTTGTGTATAGAGAACAGGGGATTTTGTAGGCCGCAACATGGCTATAAAATCCACGGGCTTGTGAGAAAAACCTGTTGTCAAAATTCCCATAGAGCAAAGAGCCTTTAGCTTCCCAGAACGAAAATCATCTAAAATCTTATCTCGTTCAGTATCACTGTTTTCTGAGGTTAGTGCCTCCGCCGCTACACCTTTACTACGCAGAACTTCTGCAATATGTTTCGAGTGGCTGATACCGCAACAAAAAAACAGCCAACACTTCCTATCTCCAGCAAGAGCCATTGCCTCTGTTACTGTAGCCTCGTTTAAATCTTCCTTGTCAACAGCCCGTTCCAACTCACCTTGGATATAATCACCGCCTCGCGTGTGAACGCCCGTAGTATCAAGTTTTGCCTTCGTCGCTTTAGTAATAAGAGGGCAAAGATACCCTTGGTCTAAAAGTTCTCGCACCGAAACTTCAAATATATTATCACTAAACAAGGCTCCTTCGCCTTTATGAAGATAGCCACCATTAGTTCTAAAGTTTGTAGCCGTATACCCAATTACCTTTAAGTCGGGATTACGGCTCTTAAGCTCCGAAACGAATTTTCTATAGGCTGTATTCTCGTCAAATGGCAACAAATGTACTTCGTCCCAAATAAGCAAATCTGGGACTTTCTTCACTTTTTTTAAAGCAAGTCTAAGCGATTGCACTGTGCCAAAGGTGATTTGTTTGGTTAAATCTTTCTGGTTTAAGCCTGCGCAATAAATACCCGCTGGTGCGAAAGGCCAAATGGTCTGAAGCTCATCATAATCCTGCTTAACCAGTTCCTTAACGTGAGTGACAACCCAGATATTAGAATTGTATTCCTGTACGGCGTTTTCAATAAATTTAGCCATGCACAGGGACTTCCCCCCCGATGTCGGAATCGTAATGGTTACATCGCCATCACCACCTTTGTTAAAGTAGTCATATATTGCAGCGATAGATTGAGATTGGTATTCTCTAAGTTGCATTGTAATTAGCTATATATTTTTGGTATTCTTTTGAAGCCTCCTCTTCTGAAACAAATCTCCCAAGCGCTATAGTTTTGCCATTGTCGTACCCTTGCGCTTTCCACAAACTATAAGCGCTATCCCAGTGGACCCCTTTATATTTTGATGTTTTGCTTTTTCTAAGACGCTGATTTAGAGCTTGCTCACTTCGAGTTGCCCATCGGCAGTTCTCTGGTGAGTATCCTTTCTCGTTATCTATACGGTCTAAGCTCATGGTTTTATCGGGCTTCAAACCCATATCTTGAAAGAAAAGCTCGAAAGAAGATAGCCATCTGGAGCAGACTCTAATGCCTCGTTGTCCATAATCTTGATACCCTGCATTCTTTGGATTATAGCACCGTTCTTTCATAGATTGCCAAGCATGGTATTCTGTGCTTCTTGATTTACCATGTGTTGTAGCTAATCTACGAGCCGTTTCTTTTGCTAAACATCCGCAACTCTTTACAGCCTTCTTTTCTAAAGGACTTCTAGGAACAAAAGAATATCTCCCGCAATCACATAAGCATTTCCATTTATATTTATTTGAAACATACTCTACTGCAATTAATCTACCGAATCTTTGTCCGATAATATCCTTGAAGTTATTTGCTCTTTTGTTAGACTGTATAGCAGCCATACGAAGTTTCCTTTCGTTTCGGTTAGAAGCGCCAGAGATTTGACCATCCTGGCGTTTCGCCATTTGTATCATTTTTTCTCTTTAGCTTCAACCAACTTTAATAACTCCAAAATAATAGTCTCTAGTTTCACAACCTGTGCTGTTTGTGTAGAGTCTGCATAGTCAAGTTTGTAGGCTTCAATGCGAGCTTTGATTTCTTCAAGATTCATATACTTCCTTACTAGTTACATAATCCTTACCGTTGCGCCATATAGTGCCATCACTATTGTATTCCACCCAGCCTTCTTCTTCGCTTGCGTCTACAGCAATAGAATTTGGCACTAACGATGGATTGTACATATGTGAGAGGCATCCAGTTTGCTGCTCAATGTAATCAAGTTGAGCGTTCCACTTTACACAATTCCAAGTGCCATCTGGATTACTTGTGGAGTTGAGACAAGTTCTGCAATTAGGTTGCGCAGGCTTATCATTCCAACAAACGTCAAAATGCGAACAGAAGCGACATAAGAAAAAACTTCTGTCTTTGCTTATGCGCTCTGGCGGATTTTCCATAGCGCCAATGCGCTCTGCTCTCGCTAAAGAAGCTTCCGCAAATTGCTTGTTATATTCTATTCTTTCGGCGTATAGGCTATCATCGTTCTTGTTAACATTTAGGTAAATTGCCCTATCTAGACCAAAAGCGTGCATTTCGAGTTGTGTTTGAAGCCAATGGTCGGGTTTAGCTTTTTGCAAACCATCTTTCACCAGAGCTTTATAATTCTTTTCATTGCTAGACTTGCATTCCAATATGTATTTAGTCTTCTCAGACCCCGGTAGCCCAAACAATATACCGTCTGGCTTAACCACGGTGCGGCCAATTGTAGCCTTCCATTGCTTCCCAGTTTCGGGATTAACATCATGGACGGTACACCCAATACTTCTGAGGTCTTCAATTAAACGGCTCTCTTGAGCGAAACCAGACCCAAATAATCGTAGCATCCTCCCTTCAAAGCTTCGTGTACTCGCCCATCTATAGCTGTACCACAAGGCCCTATCACATTCGCCACCAAGGTCAGAAGCTCCCATCCTCTCATTCTGCCCTTTGCGCTCACGTGCTTCATAAGCCTCGTAAATCTTCTCAACGATAACGTCCGCTTTTTTTATGGAAAGGTCAGGTAGCTGTCCCATTCATCCCCCATCACTATTATCCAATCAAAATCCTCGCCAAACAAAACATCATTAACTTCCTCTGGCTGCTGAGGGTAATCGAGCTTCCGACTACGCCTGTATTCGTCCAAATCAATTACCCTCGCAGTCATATGGTTATGCCTTCTTCTTCCAAGGTTGAGCTTTGGGTGCTGTCGCTGCTTCTTCTGACGCTCCAAATGGCGGGTCGGTTTTAACAGAGCTAGCCTTTGGTGCTGCATCAAGGGAGGCCGCGTAGGTAACTTTGTTTTTGTCTTTATAGCCTCCTGTGCCTTTCTCTGTGCGAATAGTGCCAAGGAAAGGTCTGAAGCACGCTTTAGAGGAATCCTGCTGGGTTAGAGGCAAGCTCATTGCCTCCCAGTAGTTGCGAAGCGCAGTACGGCCTATCACATTCTCTGTACCATCCTTGTTGGTTAGAGAGATACCCTGCCAAATTTTACGGCCCTTATACTTGCCTTCTTCAAGTATTTCCTGCTCAATATTCCAGCGTACGCCTTGATGCTCGTCACTGGTTGCTACCTCCTCCTTGATAACCTGCATCTTAAGTCTGCAATCAGGGATAAGCTCAAAGTCTCTTTCTTCCGGTTCAGGAAGCTCTTGCATGTTTACGTATTGGTTAAGATTAGCCATTGGTTTTCTCCGTTGTTGTGTTGTTGAATGATTCTTTGATAGCATCAAGCAGAAGGTCGAAAGCACCTTCTTTTGGAAGCTCTACCTCATCTGGCAGTTCGTATCTTGTTTTAGCGTAAGCAGCGGGCCTATCGCGGAAATACCCCATGATAATATTCTCACCCACAGCCTTGGTTATCTTAGTTTTGCTCATGCCATCTTTTTTAACTGAGGTTGTTTGGATTTTAAAATTCATGAATAGGCAAATGTCGCACCATTCTTTAAATAAAGAAGCAGCTTTATCATTAAGGTCTAAAGTATATTTATCGTACTGCTCAAGCATATCTGGCGGAGTAATCTTCGCTATCTTGTAATGTGCAAGCGGAACTACCATCATACCATGAGCGTTTCTTAATGCCTCAAGACCGTCTTTTAGTTGTACCCAGTAATCTACCGCTAAAGCATACCCTCGGCCATACGCTAGGTCGGTTATAACCTCCGCAGGTTTGTCAGCAGTCTTATTGTATTCAGCTATAACTTTATTCCAGATAAGCCTCTCGCACCAATCTAGCGTATCAATTACAACGGTTTTATACCCATGGCCGCCGTCAAACAAAACGCCGATAGCGTCCATAAGCTCATCAAATGTTTCTATTCGCCAGCTATCAACATCTAACGCCCCAAGGCCATCTTCGATGTCTAAAAAGATGGGAGAGGGGGCGCCAGCGGCTAATGTCGACTTACCGACACCATCCGCCCCATACACTATCATCCTAATAGGGGACTGCCTCTTGCCCCGCTGTATACTCGCTAAGTTTATCGCCATAGTTAGTTATCCTTCCTTGTTGTTATTTAACATTTCGCTCACACGCCCTCGCTATCTGGTTTGGTTTTCAATAATATCCGTGCCTCTGGATGCTTTTCGTAAAATTTACCGAGTGCTTCTAAACTGGTCTTTTTATTAACGGTAAGACCATCATTACCGCCCAGCGGCTCTTCGAGTTCGTCGGAATTTCCGACATACTGGCCCACTGAAACGGATGGCATATCCTTTATGTATTCGTAAATATACATAGCGTTATCCATCCCCTGATTCTCGCACCACTTCAACAATTCCCCCCTATCAATCAGGTCGCCTTTAGGCTGCTCATCTGCGCAAGTAGGTTCGGGGTCTTTAAGTTCAATAAATATGCGATAAGGCTTATCTGGTATAGGCCACAGCTCTCCTGTCTCCATATTATAGCAGACGGGCAAGCCTTTTATATTTTTCGCTACAGGTTTTACTTCTCTTTCTAATCTTGTTGGTTTTAATTCAAGCAAGTTCTGTTGCTTATTGTGGGTAGGTTCGGGGGTGGCTAATTTATTAACTATGCTAATTGCCTGCGTAATACCGAACGCTTCATTGTTAAGCCATGACATAGCTAATTCGCCAGTCTTAGTTTTTAAGGCTTTAATCAACTCATCAGCATCAACAACTCTGCGTGGCTTACTGGTCATCTGACACCTCCGGCCAGAAGAATGCTTTGCCTTGGCGCTGGATGATATAATGGCTGTCAGCGCTTAAATACTTTTTAGCTAGCTGCAAATCTGATTCATGCTCAATCAATATAACGCCGTCCTCAGCCATGCGTCTATCTAAATCATAAGACCTGATAACATCACCCACTTGCGGCTCAAAAATATGCAAGAAATTATCTGCTATAAATATTTTCTCTGGGGCTACCGGATACAGCCCTGTGGTTGACTTGCCCCAGATAAATTCCAGTTTAAATTCATCAATGTAGTGAACATCAAAATACTCATACATATAAGCCGCAATCAACGGGTCTGTGTAATAAAGCTTACTGGTCATTTTTGGCCTCGTTTTTGGATTTCTTTTTTTCGTACTTATCGCAGACTTCTGACTGATAATGTTTTGCACCCTCTAAATGCGAAGCGGTGCATTCCCATAACGATATTATCTTTGGTCATATAGCTAAAGCCTCAACGTTTGTTTTTATAAATTCCAATTGCTCTTTGATTAAATCCGCGCTTTTCTGAATATCTAAAATCATCTTCCACTGCTCGGCTGTAAGCTCATGAGTCGAAGCCCTGTCACCACATGATTTGCAAACCCTTCTGCGCCTTCTAACCTTACCAATGCCATCATCACGGCTATCAATAACGTATGTCTTGCCGCCGCATACTCTGCAATCATTAGACATCCATCCTCACTCTCTTATATTTAATATCGTAAGCTTCACGCCATGCTTTTACTACTACATCCAGCGCCTTGTTCCATGCAGCCATATCGCGGGGTTGATATTGTGATGGGGTGGGGGTCATAGTTTTAGCTCGAATATTTTTTTAACTTTGTTGGCATTGGCATAGCGTTGCTTTAATTCCGCAAGGCCATCTTCCAATGATTCGATTATCTTTTGAGCGTGTGCAGGCGTGTAAAGATAATTGGTCTTATTCGACAAATTACCAATTAAGTGCATCTGCTTAAGGCAGCGATTTACACGCTTTTCAGCTAATATTCTGAATCTGTCAGCACTCATCCCCCTAATCCTTTCATTCGTTGCTTTTGGTTGGTGTTGGGTTATTTTTCAAAACAATAAGCAGCTACATTTTTAATAGTGTGTGCCGCTGCCTCACATTTTGCTTGGCTTCTAAATTCAACTTGCTGCACACTAGTAATCCCTTGTCCAGCTTGCCCTCCACCGAAAGCCGCTACAATTATCAAAACCCACATAATACCCATCCTTTCATTCATTCGCTTTTGGTTGGTGTTGCAGTCTCTTCAAAAGCATGACCTACAAATGCGCCTTCACGAATAACAAAGCTGCCTATATATGCGTCAGTATTGCCAGTGATTGAATGCCCAGTTCCATAAATACGAATCTGCCTAGCCTCCAATTCTGGCTCATTATCATTCACTAAGGCCCAAATTTTAGGATTATCGAATTGCACTTGCAGCGTTAGAATCTTCGAGCCTTTAGGCATCGAAATTTCCTGTAAATCAGTTATGCTTAAATCGTATTTATAAACCTTCATACCCATCCTTTCATTTTCATTGTTCAACTTGTTTTCGTGGTTGGTTAGGCTTCTGCACGTTGTTCAATGGCATCATCAACCAGGTCTTTAGCTTCGTCCTTTGTGATGTAATCATTGTCCTTAGCCCACTGCTGGAGCTTTTCTTCAGGGAATACATCTTCGGGCTTTATGTCCTCATTTTTCCCAATCCATTCAGCGATTGCATCTAGGAACTCAATACCAAATGCTTGTTCAGCTCTACTTCTCATCTTCTTCTCTCCTTCATTGTGCCATTGCTGGCGGTTAATTTGGTGGCTGCTCAATTCGTGAATCGTGAGGCGCCTAGGTGTCCAGTTATTCCCCTGCTGGGGACACTCCACGGGACGCTTGCGCGTTTCACTCTCGTTCTTCAGCCGTAGTGCAGGGCTAGATGTTGCCATGTCAACGCCTCTGGGCAACCCACGGACTGAGCAGTCATTTGGCAGCCATCTCAAACAGGTGGATGGCCAGTGTTGTTAAATCTCCTCCATTATCATCTTCAACGTCTTCTTAAAATCAGCCTTCTTAATCTTGCCCTTGCCATACTCCTGCACAGCCGCAGTTAAGTATGCTGCAACAAACCTTGGGTTCTTCAGGTTCTCCCGCAAGCGCTCTTCTTCAAGCTGCTTATCAGTCTTTGCTTTTGCTACGAGTTTGAGGGTCACGAATTATTCTCCTCTGTACAATCACCGCAAACATTCCCGAACCCATACTCGCGCATCCACGGGTAGTCCCTGTCATCATGCAGTTCCTTGCAAAAATAGCATTCCCACTTTGTGTCTTCTTTAAGAGTTGTCCAGTTGTGCATTACTACCCTCCCTACTTCTTGCCTCCATCTCATTAACCATGCTAATGAACCTCATAGCATCTGGGAAATTGCTCTTAAGCCATTCTAAACGAGATTCTTTGCTCTGATTAACCAAGCTATCTAATATCTCGGCGTTCACTTGTTCAAAGCCCATACCTACCCCCTCATTTCAATCATTATATCAACGTTCTCAATATCCGCAGCAACTGATTCGATGGCTGAGGTTAACCTTGCAGCCAATGCCCTCGCCTCATCCTTGGCAAGCTTCTGAAAGCGCAAGATGCCATCCATGTTATCGCCAGTGAGTTCGCCCTCAGTATGTGGTTTAATGGTGGTTACACCATTATCTGAGACAAACTTAAGCTGACTTTCTAACCCTGGCTTGTACATTGTCATAACGATTGCAAGGCTTTGTTTTTTCATACCGCCCTCACAATCGTTATACTAACTTTTGATGGCGTCGTAATCACATAAGGCGAGAGCCTTTTGTAAATCTCTGGCTCGTTCTCCAAGAGATACTTAAGACCAGTCTCATCCACAACCTTTTTGAGAGGGCGTAGCTCTTCTGGTATTGTCTCTAAGGTTGCAGCGGCACCCTCAATATCCATCTTGCGAGATTCGCCAGTTTTGATGGTAATCTTGTATTCGCCAATATTGTGAGTCTTGGAGCCAAGCCTATTATGTAGACCAACAGAAGCAATAATCTTTTCCTCCAGAGCCACACGCACCTTATTAGCCTCTGTCTCCATAGCCTTAGCCGCTAACCAGTCCTCGAAGAGTTGTTCTTGCTCATTCATTATCACCTCCTAAGTTCTATACACAGGTATAAAGTTTTCAATTGGCTGGTCCTTAGTCCATCCATAAGTAGCGGCATTACATTCCTTTGCAGTGTTATGTTCAAATAATGTAACTGGGATTGCGAAAGTCCTGCCCGTGCCACATTGAACTCGCAAGAATCTTTCCTTGCCGATATCTGGCAAGTCAACCTCCAGGAGTTCTCCGATTTGTGGGTTCGGGTCTTTATCAATGGTTTTTGCTTTAAGTTGCTTAAGAATGTTGTTCCACCCTAAAAGCTCACAAGCTACCCGGCGCTGTTCGATGTTAGGCCATGAGAGTGCAATCTGTGGTGTAAGCGCAGCCTTATTCTCTATCCACTCGCTGGGGATGTTAACACCATGCCAAGTATGTACGGTCCAAGTATCGCGGAAGATTACGGCTGGGCCATACTCATTATGTAACCTTCCTCGGTCATCCTTGCGAATCTCTAGTGGGCGCTCTGAACAGAAAACAATATTCTCATAAGGCCACCACCAATTAGCGGATTTTGCAATTTCAGCCCACAACTCAAGCTTTTCAGAATCAGATTTTTTATATTTTACACCAATCTCTTGAGCGAATTGATAGAAAGCAATCCAATGAGCGTCTTGCTGACCCCAAAAATCTGTAGGGTTATAACCCCTCAGGTTGGCCCTCAGGTTGTCCCTCAGGTTGTCCCTCAGGTTGTCCCCTAGGTTGTCCCCTAGGTTGTCCCTCAGGTTGTCCCCTAGGTTGTCCCCTAGGTTGGCCCTCAGGTTGTCCCCTAGGTTGTCCCCCAGGTTGTCCCCTAGGTTGTCCCACAGGTTGTCCCTCAGGTTGGCCCACAGGTTGTCCCTCAGGTTGTCCCCTAGGTTGGCCCTCAGGTTGTCCCTCAGGTTGTCCCCCAGGTTGTCCCCTAGGTTGTCCCACAGGTTGTCCCTCAGGTTGTCCCACAGGTTGTCCCTCAGGTTGTCCCACAGGTTGTCCCTCAGGTTGGCCCCCAGGTTGGCCCCCAGGTTGTCCCCCAGGTTGTCCCCCAGGTTGGCCCTCAGGTTGGCCCACAGGTTGTCCCACAGGTTGTCCCTCAGGTTGGCCCTCAGGTTGTCCCCTAGGTTGTCCCCTAGGTTGTCCCCTAGATTCAAATCGGAATCTTTCAGATTTTTTAGAAAGTTTATTGCAAGATTGCACGACATTGGCGAATCAAACCAAAAGAACATTGGCTTCTTTTTTCCAATTAATTCATACATCTTTATTATAGCAGCTTCTGCACGAGGTCTATCAGCAGGTTTTGTCGAAAGGCCAATATTTAGCCACTCTTGACGTACTTCGACTAAACGCTTCTCTTGCGCAGGAGTTAACTTCTCAATTTTCTTCATGATTCCACCTATCAATTATTGATTTAGCTTAAGTTAATCAGCAACTCTTACAAACCCACGTACTCCGCCTTCAACCTGCCTGCGGATTTCATGAATGCCGTTTCTAAAGCCAATAGATTCGTGAGTGTCAAATGAACGAAGGTGCTTAAGTTCAACGTCTTCACCAGCGTTATCAATCACCAGATAAGCGATATTGTTGTCATTGGCATTTTGATAAAATGATACTTGTGGCACAGCCTTAACAGCATGGTGATGACCAGTTTCGCTATGGGCCACAACGTAGTTACCATTTTCAGCCTCAAGCTTAATTGCATCAGCGGGAAGCTTATCAATCTTGCGAATTAAAATATCGCCCTGTGCAACCGCTTTGTCTTCAACTATGAACATAGTATTTGTTTCCTTTTGATATTTACATTGACGTAACAATACATATATGTAATAGTATTGCAAGAACAATTTGCATATTTGTAATGAAATAATGTAATTAGATAATAAAATCAGAGGTTTAGATGAAAGCGAATCCATTAGTAAAAGAAGTGATAGAGGGTCTGGGGGGCTACAAGAGTGCTGCAAAGTCTTTGGAGGTATCGGAGCATACCATCAAAATATGGCCGTATAGGGGTTGTGTGCCAAAGAAATATTGGAAATCTATTCAAGAGAAGTTGCCCTCTGTTACTATTGAGCAGCTTACAGGCTGGCAGTGAAACCCTCGGAGAGAATAAGCGGCATCCTTCGTAAGTGCGGAGGAGATGCTAAGGTTGCAGACGCCCTCGGCGTATGCCCTGCCACCATCTATGGATGGAAATATAAATCAGGAGAGATACCGCGTAAGTATTGGGAAGCCTTATATATATTATCTGCCCTACAGGTAAGTTTAGAGGAATTAGCCGGGTGGGGCATATGGGGCCAAGATAATTAAATCTCAGCCCCTTTGGACGCAAAGCCAAACTCTAAAATGACTCACCCACTATATATATTATGGTTATATTGTCAAGACAAATATGTAATTGAAATAAAAAA